TCTGGCTCTACCGCAGAAAGATCAATCAAGCTGCGTGTGAGGGATCGGTAATGGCTTACAACTTCCTTGGTCTGGTCAACGATGTAAATAGAAAGCTGAATGAGGTAGAGCTTACTTCTGCCAACTTCGATGCTGCTACAGGCTTCTATAGTGCTGCAAAAGACTCTGTGAACTCTGCCATCCGTTTCATCAATCAAAGTGCCTACGAGTGGCCCTTCAACCACGTAGAAGCAGAAGATACACTCTCTGCAGGTGACGTAAGATACGCTCTCCCTTCTGATGTTAAGACCGTAGACTTTGACAGTTTTCGTATCAAGAGAAACAACGCTCTGGGTAACGACACCAGAAAACTCAGGATTATCTCCTACGAGGATTACCTTGAGAGATTTGTTGATGCAGAATACTCTGCGGATACGACAATCAGAGGTGTTCCAGAGTATGTGTTCCGCACTCCCAGCCAGCAGTATGGTGTTTACCCACCACCGAATGCAGCCTACACACTTGTGTACGAATACTACCGTTTGCCCGTAGACCTGTTGAAGTACACTGATGTCCCTAGCCTGCCAGAGCAGTTTCGTTCTATAATCATTGATGGAGCTATGCACTACGCATACTTCTTCCGTGGTAACAGTCAGGACGCCACGATCCACTTCCAGAAGTTTGAGGATGGAATCAAGAATATGCGGTCCATCTACATCAACAGATACGAATACGTCCGTGACACCAGAGTGATGCACCCGAGGATTTTTTAATGCCGACTTCTTGGCAAACATTTCCTGTTGAAGTTAAAGGGGGTCTTATCTCTAACCTTGCCCCCCTGCAGCAGGGTCTTTTGGCTCCGGGGTCCGCTCGTCGTCTTGTGAACTTTGAACCTTCTATTGAGGGTGGCTACCGTAGGATTCAGGGCTACACAAAATTTAGTAGCAGCTTCATTCCCCCCTACGGAGAGCCTAGAGTTCAAGGCAGCGGTCAGACTGGTACGACCCTCAACATCGCAAACATCTTCTATGCACCTGTTGCTGGGGACACTTTTACCGTTGCTGGTGTTACTGGTACTTATACTATCAACGCTGTTACATTCAACTCCACGAACAAAACAGCCGCCCTGACACTCTCTGCATCCCTTGCGTCTTCTCCTGCAGACAAAGCAGTAATCACCTTTGCAAACAATGTCACGCTCCCTGTAGAGGGTATCATCTACTTCCAACAGAAGGCTATTGCTTACCGTGGTAGTGATCTGTGGCAGTCTAGTGGGTCTGCGTGGACCAAAATCAACAAGCCCAGCTATGGCACTGTGTTGGTTAATGGCGGTTCCCAAACTGGTAACAGCCTCATTGTAGATGGCTTGACTGGTACACCCCAAGTTGGTGATACGTTCTCTGTCGCTGGTATTGAGAAAGTTTATACGATCATCTCCCCGGTCACAGTGACATCTGGTGGTGCCACACTCTCAATCACCCCAAGCTTGGCATCTTCCCCTGCAAACAATGCGGCTATCACTCTCCTTAGCTGTGACAGGTCTCTGGGGGATAGCCTAGTCTTTACCCGTTACAACATTGCAGGTGGGAGTAAGATCATTGGTGTGGATGGGGCAAGAGACCCTTTCCGTTACGATGGAACTACTTTTGTTGAACTCACAGGGGCACCCGCTGATGTTGTTGGTGCAGAACATGTTGTAGAGTTCAAGAACCATTTCTTCTTTGCTAAAGACAACACTCTTACCTTTACTGCTCCCTACAACGAGACTGACTTTACTCCCGCAAACGGTGCAGGAAGTATCGTAATCCCGCACAGGGTCACTGGTCTCATCGTATTCCGTGAACAACTCATCATCTTTAGTACCAATACCATCCACAGACTCGTAGGCAATACTATCGCAGACTTTCAACTGCAGCCAATCTCTCAGGACATTGGGTGTGTCCGTAAGAATACGGTTCAGGAAGTAGGTGGTGACATTGCTTTCCTAGGCCCAGATGGTATTCGTCTCTTGAGCGCAACGGATCGTATCGGTGACTTTGGTCTTGCTGTTGCTTCCAGACCCATCCAATCAGAGGTTAAAGCTTTCGTTAGCGGTAACACCCAGTTTAGCTCTTGTGTTATCCGTGGAAAGAACCAGTACAGGCTCTTTGGTTTCTCTGCAAGCAAAACAAGAGACACCTCCGAAGCTATCCTTGGTACACAGTTTGCTGACCAGACTGCACAGGGTATGGCTTGGGCTGAACTCCGTGGAATCATGGTGACTGCTGTTGACAGTATCTACTCAAATGCTGACAGTGAGGAAGTTATCATCTTTGCAAACAAGGATGGGTATGCCTACACTATGGAGTCAGGGAACAGTTTCGACAGTGAAGATATTCTCGCTGTGTACTACACCCCCTTCTTTTCTATGGAAGATGCCAGACTCCGCAAGACTTTCTACAAACTCACTACTTTCCTAGACCCAGATGCCACTGTTACAGGCGTAGTGACCCCCAAGCTGGACTTTGATGATGAGGGTCTGATCCAACCTCCCAGTGTGAACATCATCAGTACTTCTGGTGGAGGCTCCTACTACGGTTCTTCTGAGTATGGTTTTGGCAGATACGGGGCTAACCTCAAGAGCACTTTTAACTCCCAAATTATTGGCTCTGGCTACACCGTTAGCTTCCAGTATGTGTTTGATGGAGATGACCCTCCGTTCTCTCTGGACGCTTTGGTAGTAGAATACCTCACAAACGATAGGCAGTAATAATGGCAGGCTACACTCGTAACGACACTAGCAACAACATTGCTACTGGCAACATCATTAACGCCACTGACTTGGATGGTGAATTTGATGCTCTCCAGAGTGCTTTTGTTGCTACCACAGGTCACAATCACGATGGGACTACTGGCAGTGGTGCACCCATCTCTACCCTTGGACCTACTCAAGAAGTGGTTGTAATTACTACTGCCATCAGACCTTCTGCAGATAATACCATTGACTTGGGAACTAGCCTTCTTGAGTTTAAGGACTTGTACATTGATGGCACTGCAAACATTGATTCTCTCGTCGCTGATACTGCTGATATTAACGGTGGAACGATTGATAACGCTACCATTGCGACCTCTGATATTACCGTGGGTTCCGGCAAGACACTTAACGTCTCTGCAGGTACACTGACACTGGCTGACAATCAGATTTCTGGTGACAAGGTTGAGGGTGGCACAATTAATGCTACGACCATTACTACCTTGACATCAACTACGGTAAATGCTACAACTGTCAACACTACAAACATTGAAGCAACAACAATTAAAGCCAAAGATGGCACCACTGCAGGTACCATTGCAAACACTACTGGTGTTGTGACCATCACATCTCTTGTGGCTACCTCTGCAGATATTAATGGCGGTACGGTTGATGGTACGACCATTGGTGCATCTGTACCTGCAGCCATCACCGGGACGACCATCACGGCCACTGGCGATGTGACCATTGCCGACAAGATCGTCCACACGGGCGACACTGACACCGCCATTCGCTTCCCTGCGGCTGATACCGTGACGGTGGAGACGAGCGGGTCTGAGCGTATGCGTATCCTCTCTGGGGGCAACGTAGGGATTGGGACAAGCAGCCCAGACGCTCCGTTACACTTGGCGAACGCAACATCCGCAAACTTTATCCTTGAGGACTCTGGTGCTGCAACAAACAACGCAGCGCAAGGAAAGGTTGAGTTTCAGCGGAGTGCTGATGTTCCCTTTGGCGGGTTGTATATTACTGATGGCACTGTTGATCTCAATATCTCAACCAAGTTCTCTACAGGTTTCCTCACCTTCGGGACGGACACTGGCACCGAACGTATGAGGATCACCTCTACGGGCAACGTGGGGATTGGGACGATTTCGCCGGGGTATAAACTTGACGTAACTGGTACAGCAAACGTCTCTAGTGACTTGACAGTTGGTGGTGCCATAACTGGCTCTGCTCTTGCAGCTTACAGAGAAAAAATCACCACGGTTGGAACGGTCTCTGCTTCAACCTACAATATTGACACCAACCTTTCAAACATCTTTGACATCACGCTGGGTAATAACGTCACGTTTACGTTTACAAACCCTCCGTCGAGTGGGTTCTCTAAGCCAGTCGTTATTATCTTGCGTCAGGACGGAACAGGGAGTCGTACAGCAACATTTACGGGGGCCAAGTACACTGAAGGACAGTTGCCAACCCTCTCGACTGGGGCTGGGGACATTGATGTTCTGTCGTTCTTCACTATTGATGGTGGAACCTCTTGGTTCGGAACCTTCGCTATGGCCAACGTATCTTAAGGAAAGGAGCACAAAATGGCACACAAAGCAAACATTAACTTCTATTTGTACACAGGGTTCAATGGCTCCGCACCTCAAGCCTATGAAGCCTACCAGCACATGAAGACCAGCGGGATTGAGTTCTCGCACATGCACTATGCTGACCCTATTCAGCATGAAGAAGTCATTCGCTGGGCCAATGAGAATTTCGCTAACACTCCCTACGCTGCGAATGTAGACTCTTTCCCCTTTGCAACATATGACAAGGCATTTGACATCAAAGACAACCCTCCCCGCGAGACAGTCCTTGTGTATGGAGCAGATGCAATCAAGGCTATCGACTGGGCCGCACTAGCTAACTTCGAGGGGTAATCCATGCCTATCGCCTACAGCTTGCTGAGAAGGACTATCGTTCCTGCGGGTTCTACGACCTTCAACACGAGCGGTAGTTTTACGGCCCCTTTTGGGGTTCACGTAATCTCCGTTGCGGGCAAAGGAAGTCCCGGTAACGCAGGTAATCCCGGAAACCCCGGAAACAATGGTACTGCTGGAAACGGTGGTACTGGTGGTACTGCTGGTAATCCCGGAACTCCGGGCAACTCAGGCACCGCTGGGGCTGCGGGCGCTAGGGGCAATGGTGGAACGGCTGGGGGCGCTGGAACAGGTGGCGCTGCAAGTGGCACGGGGAACGTCGGGCCTAACACCTTCCCGATGGGTACTTTTGCATCAGGTGACGGCGCGCCTTCTCCGGCACAGGCTGGGCAGACAGGTACGGGGCGCGGCGGCTCCGGCGGCTCAACTCAGGGTGGGGTATTTACCGCTAATCTCTTCTCTAATATTGTCGCGACTAAGTCCGCAGGAGTTGCTGGTGGCGCTGCTGGCAACGGAAACTCCGGGGGAAGCGGGAACCCCGGTGGTGCAGGTGGCGCTGGAGCAGCGGGTAGTGCTGGTGCTGCGGGTTCAGGTAGAAACCTTGGGGCTGCAGGTAATCCGGGTAGTGCTGGTTCGGCTGGTACTTCGGGAACATCTGGCTCTACTGGTACAGCGTCCTCTGCGTTTTCCCTAAACTTCTCGGGCGGTGCTGCAGGTAACGCTGGTGCTGGTGGCAGTGCTGGAACCCCCGGCACATCTGGAAATGCAGGCAATCCGGGAAACAACGGCGCGGCTGGAAATGGTGGTACGGCAGGTGGAACAGGAAACCCCGGAAACCCCGGTGCGGCTGGCAATTCAGGCACTGGCGGCGGTGGTGGTGGTGGAAGGGGCGGTGGTGGACACACTCTCGCCAGCACTCCTTCGGGGCGCGTGACCCCGACATCTTTTGGTGCCGGAAATGCAGGCACTCCGGGGACTTCTGTTTCGGGAGGCGGAAATGGTGGGGCAGGCTCTGCTGGTGGGACTGGAACTTCCCTTCCCGCAGGTGCCGCTGGAAATCCGGGTAATGCTGGGGCGACGGGCGCAAACGGCAATGCTGGGGCCGCTGGAAACCCCGGCGGTGCGGGCAACCCCGGAACAGCAGGGGCCAACGGTAACGCCGGAACAGCAGGGTCTGCAGGAAGTGGCGCTACAGCAGGTGCATCAGGCAACCCCGGAAGTGCCGCAAATACTACAAACGCAAGCGCATCTGTTGTGATGAGAACATCATACCCTGTGTCGGTTGCAACATCTGGTCAAATACAAGTGAATTGGAATCGTCAATGAGTCACTACATCTTTAAGCCAATGCCATCCAACGGATACGGCGATCACCCTTTTACAACATGGGGTGATTCACTCTCTGCAGATGAAATTAAAGCTGTACAAGAGATGGTTTTAGGTGTAGAGTTGGACAAAGCTGTAATTGGTGACAACAAGCTTGTAGAGGGGTATCGCTCTTCTAAGGTTTCGTGGCTCCACTACGGTTCAGATACGGAGTGGCTGTTTGATCGTATTGCCCATGTCGTTGGTAACCTTAATTCCCAGTTCTACGGTTTTGACTTACATGGGCTGTGTGAAAGCATTCAATTCACAGAATACCACGCCTCAGAAAAGGGGCACTATGACTGGCATCAAGACTGCGGTCCAAACACTGTAGCACCGCGCAAGATGTCAATCGTAATCCAAATGAGTGATCCCGCTGACTATGAGGGTGGGGAGCTTGAGATTCTCACATCTAGGGAACCCACGAGTGTTGATAGGCAGATGGGTTTGGCTACAGTATTTCCTAGTTTCATGTTGCATAGAGTTACCCCAGTTACAAAAGGTATCAGGCGTTCTCTTGTCGCATGGATTGCGGGACCAAAGTTTAGGTAAGGTTTAAATGAACACTAAAGTAGAACACGATAACTTCGTTGCTGTGTATGACAACGCTGTCTCAGATGAGTTCTGTGACAACCTGATTGAATATTTCGAGTGGGCACAGAAAGCTAACAGGACTTACGGTCGGCTTGAGCAAGAGAGCGTAAAGAAGGATCAGTCATGCAATCTGAACCCGACCGATCCACAGAGCATCTCCTTCGCCACCCCTAATATCACGGGCTTCTTGGGTGAGTTTAACTCTGCCTTCTGGGATATTTGCTACCCTGACTACACGCGCAAATACAGTGTCCTGTCTGACTATTCGCAGCACACGATCTACACCTACAAGGTACAGAAGACTCATCCGGGAGGGGGTTACCATGTGTGGCACAGCGAAGACGGCGCAAAGATGTACTCGCAGCGAGTCGGGGTCTACATCCTGTACCTCAACGACGTGCAAGAGGGTGGAGAGACTGAATTCCTTTACTTCCACAAGCGAGTCGCACCTAAAAAGGGAAGGCTTGTCATCTTCCCGCCAAACTACCCTTGGGCACACCGAGGAAACCCACCCCTCTCTGGCGTAAAGTACATTATGACTGGGTGGACAGAGTTCTCTTAATTCCTGCGAAACCCTTAGACTTACTAAAAACTTTTGGAGCAAGTCATGGAAGTCCTAAACACCATCATGCAGTGGATTGTAGCTCCCGTTGCTGGCTTTGTATTCTTGATTTATCGAACTCAACAGGATCATGCTACAAAGCTGGCAGTGCTCTCTGCTGTGCATGATGCTAACAAAGAGGCTTACGACAGGGAGTTCAAAGAGATGCGGGAGAATTTCAAGTCTGTTATGTCTAAGTTAGATAACATCGAACAGGCACTACGGAAATGAAACTCCCTCTGATCTGGGTAGGCTACACGCACATCTGGATCAACGACACTAATACATTTGTCAAGGTTTGCAGATACACTATGGATGTGGCCTTGGCGATACACCCGCAATCTCTCTGCCCACCCTTCTGGAGCTTTTAGATGTTTGACCCAGTTTCGATCAGTATGGCTATCAGTGTTGGGGGTAAAGCCTTTAGCCTGCTGAAACAAGGTATTGCGGCTGGTCGTGAGATACAGGACATGGCATCTCAACTCTCAGAGTGGGGAAAAGCAGTTTCAGATATTGCCTATGCTGCTGAGAAAGCTAATGAACCTCCGGGTGTGTTTAAGACACTGTTTGGAGGCGGCAACCAAAAGAGTGCCATCGACATCTTTGCCGCTCAGAAGCAGTGTGAACAGCAGCGTAAAGAACTGCGCCAATTAATCTCATACACTTATGGCAATGACGCTTGGTTGGAGTTTCAAGCAATTGAGCGTAGAGTAAGAGAGCAACAAAGAGAACAAGTGTATCGCCGCCGCGAGATCATTGAGTCTATCATAGAGTTTTTACTCTGGTTAGGTATCATCTTAGTGACAGTGGCTGTGTGCGGTGTTGGTTTGTATCTGTGGGGCCGCTACTTAGGGAGATGGTGATGGTACTAGAACATTGGGTGTGGCCTTTTTTTGCTGTGGCTATTGGTGTACTGTTTTACTTTAGTGGGGATGGTTTTTATCGTTATCCCTGTCAAGACCCAAAGAACTGGGCAGCACTGGAATGCACTCCACCTGTTTGCCTACGTACAAAAAACTGCGCTACTGATTTGACTGGAGGGGCTGCGCCATGAGTAAAACTGATCCAGATTTTCTTGAGGCCAAACTGCGATACTTCGTGGGTGTTTCATTAACCCTAATCCTTGGTGGCAGTATCTTTATCATCCTGTATTCGCTGGTCTTCGTGACACAGCCTCTGGGCGAAAGCTCTGAAAATGACCGTGCACTGTTTTCCATCCTTACCCCCATTGCCAGCTTTATTACTGGTGCTTTGGGTGGTGTGATGGCTGCAGGTAACAACCGTAGAAAGAATGAAGAGAAAGAGGAGTCAAAGGAATGATTACTAGAATAATTGGAATGCTGCTTGGTCGTCGGGCTAAGGAAAAACTAGTTGATGCTGTGTTGGACAAGGTAGACCTGCCTGATCCGGTAGAGGATGCAATCAAGGCTGCTGTTACTGGTAACCCGACAGACCTGCTTGGCAACATGGGTAAAGACATGGCTAAGGAAGCTGTGTTGGATGCAATCACAAAGAAGGCACCAGCCAAGAGAGCAAAGAGTAAATGAACCTACTGACAGAGGCCCAACTGGCCGTAATGATCCCCACCAATAAAGAGGTTGCAGAGTGGTGTGCTGCCCTGAACGAGATGTTGCCTAAGTACAACATTACGACCGACAAGAGAATTGCAGGTTTCATTTCTCAGTGTGCTCACGAGAGCATGGACTTCCGGGTACTGCAAGAGAACTTAAACTACAAAGAAGCTACCTTGCTCAAGGTGTTTCCGAGATACTTTGGTCCCGGTAAAGAGAATGCTGCTGAGTATGCTGGCAAGCCTGAGAAAATTGCCAACTATGTTTACATGGATAAGAACCGCTCCAAAGGTGGGGCTTTAGGCAATGTGAAGGATGGTGACGGGTGGTTATTTTCTGGAAAAGGTCTGAAACAGGTTACTGGCCGTGCAAATACGACTGCCTTCGGAAAGACTGTTGGCATGACTGCTGAGGAAGCTGCTGCTTACCTGTTGACCAAGAAGGGTGCTCTGGAGAGTGCTCTGTGGTTCTGGAACAGTCGTAACCTGAATGAGGTTGCTGACACTGGAGACCAAGTAAGACTGACCAAGATCATTAATGGTGGTGACATTGGTTTGGCTGACCGTCAGGCTCGTTACGCACGTGCTATGGCTGCTCTTGGTGGTAAGATTGAAGCCCCTGCACCATCTGCTTCCTCTTCGTCTTCTTCGGCATCTGGTGGTACTCTCAAGCGTGGCTCTAAAGGTGATGAAGTAAAGAAGATGCAGGCTAAGCTTGGTCTCACTGCTGATGGTGACTTTGGTCCGGGAACTGAGGCTGCTCTAAAGAAGTGGCAGACTGCCAATGGTTTGACTGCTGATGGTGTGGCTGGACCTAAGACTCTGACTAAGTTGCTTGGATAAATAGTACTTGCAAAACTGCAAAGCTTGTAATAATATAGACGAATAAATTGGAGAGCCTCTGTGGATTTCGATACTAATCAAAAATATAGCCTACTCTCTAAGATGGGTTACACTGGTCCCGCAGAAGGTCCAGCTATGGAGGCTTTCATTCAATCTAGTCCGGGTGTAGCTGCTCGTATGGGTAAGTTCTCTCGTGCTCTCCAGAAGCGTACTAGCATGAATACTGCTGGCATGGCTGCTGGTGGTACTGTCTCTGGCTATGCTGCAGGTGGCTTTACTGTAAGAAAAACAGGTGGACGGGATGAATGGGAGTACCAAGTTCGGGACTCCAAAGGCAAGGTCGTAGCTACACACTCTACGCAAGCCAAGGCTGATGCAGATGCCAAGGCAAGAAATGCTGCTCCTACTACTCCTACTACCACAGGAACAACCGCTACCCCGACCACCACAGGGGTCACTCCTACTACTACAGGTACGACTACTACTCCTACAACTACTACTACTAAGTCTCCGGGAACTACGCTGACAGAAGCGGTTATTCAAGACCCCTCTAAGCTGGTCAGTGCTGCTCCTGTGGCTACTGCTGCAGTTACTCCTGATACACTGATTGGTGCTAATGTCGGGAAAGCTGGTGCTGTCACGATGGGTCCAACCCAGACTGCTGAGGCAACCACTACTGCAGCACCCGCTAAGATCGAACCTACGTTGATGACGGCAGCAACTGTAAGTGAAGATGTTGCTAAGGCTGCTGAGGAACTAAAGCCTGTACAAGGGACCGTCTCTGAGGAAGCTCTTGCAAAAGCTGCACAGCAGACAGAAAGCTCTATCTCTGGGATGCAAGCAGATCAGGGTGCAGCATACATCCTAGAGAACCCTGTAAAGAGAGAAATCCAAGCTGGGGAAATGATCTCTGGCAGTGCTGTTGATGCTACCAAGGTTAGTGACTATCTTGCCAGTGTCCAAGCGGCAGAGGCTACTCCCTCTCAGAAGGCTACTGTGCAAGGACAACTCTCAGAGCTTATGACCCAGTTCGAGGGTGGTAAGACACCTGCTTGGGCTGCTGGTGCCATGAGGGCTGCTCAGGCTACTCTGTCTCAGAGGGGTCTTGGTGCATCCTCTATGGCTGGTCAGGCTGTTATTCAGGCTGCGATGGAAGCTGCTACCCCTATTGCTCAGGTTGATGCCGCTACCTTTGCTCAGTTTGAAGCACAGAACCTGTCTAACAGACAGCAGACTGCTCTCTTTGCCGCTCAGCAACGTGCCACTTTCTTGGGTCAGGAGTTCGATCAGAATTTCCAAACAAGAGTTCTAAACGCTGCTAAGATTTCTGACATTGCCAACATGAACTTCACTGCGGAACAAAATATCGCTTTGGAGAATAGTCGTGCAATCAACACGATGAACCTTGCCAACCTTGACGCAAGAAGTGCAATGACTATGGCCAAGGCTGCTGCACTGGCTAACTTGGATATTGCCAATCTCAACAACCGTCAGCAGGCTGCAGTCCAGAACGCTCAGGCTTTCTTGCAGATGGATTTGACCAATCTGGACAACGAACAGCAGACTGCTATTACAAAGTTCCAAGCCAACGTCCAAGCATTGCTTACTGACTCTGCTGCAGAGAATGCTGCCAGACAGCTTAATGTGACGAGCAAGAATCAGGCGGACCAGTTCTTTGCAGATTTGTCCGCTCGTGTCACCATGTTCAATACAGAACAAACCAACGCCATGAAACAGTTCAATGCTGGTGAGGCTAACGCCGCTGCAAGACTGAAAGCACAACTGGACGCTGCAAGAGAAGAGTTTAACGCTAAAAGCTCCCTTGAGATTGCTCAGGCAAATGCCAAGTGGAGGCAAGATGTTAGTACCGCAGCTACAGCGGCTCGGAACGATGCTAACCGGGATGCAGCCTTGGCAGCTAACACCATGACTGTTAAATCTATGGAAGAGGTCTGGCAGAAAGAGCGTGACACAATGGCGTATGCCTTCACTGCACTTGAGTCTGAAAAGGATCGGGCTGCAGAGTTGCTGTTGGCGGATAAGAAAGAGGCTGCTGCAGAGAGTGCGGGTAGAGCTTCCTTCCTTACAAAGCTTGTTTTTGGATTCTAGTCTTAAGGAATAAAGATGGACTATAGTAGAAGCTACAAAACTGCCACCTCCCTCGTGGGTAGAATTAGAGAGGCAGCTACTTCTGGTAATAGAGTCAAGGCTGGTAGTGGTCTTGCTGCTCGTGTTGCAACGACAGAACAGAAGCTTGCTGGTTATGAAGAGGTCATGGCTCAGTACATGGGCTACTCTAGTGAACTATTTGCACCTGTTGCATCCAGCAAACAAGAACTTGAATCATACCTTAATCTGCCTACAACCTCCCCTTTTCCAGAGAGAAATCCTGAGTACTGGGAGACTACACCCCTCTTAAGCCCCATTAGTGCTGCTGAGACTGATGAGAACGTGAGGGCCATCCTTGAGACCATCAAGGCAAAAGAGTCCAGTGGCGATTATCGAGTTCAGAACCCCACTCCGGGACAGACTGCTTCGGGGGCATACGGGTACACTGATGGCACTTGGCAAAGCCTGACTGCGAAGTATGGTGTTGGTACTGAATACAAGTCTGCAAAAGAAGCCCCACCTGCGGTTCAAGACATTATTTCTGCAAACTATGTCAGAGAAATTTTGCTTGAAAACAACAATGACGTTACTAAAGTCCCCGTTATATGGTACACTGGTAATGCTCAAGGTGAGATCAGCCAGAAGGCACTGGATATCAACAATGGTCTTACCCCTGCAGAGTACCAGAACGACTGGATGAGAAGATATAATAAGATGCTTGGAGGCTGACATGAGAAACTTTAGCGGACCTATTCCCGGCCAATCTCTTACAACGCCGCCGAAGGGTTTCCCTTGGGAACGTCCCCCTGAGATTGTTGACCCAGAAGAAGCCATCCAAATGCACTTGGCGCGTATCTCTGACCCAGAGATGCTTGATGGTATTCTTGACCTAATTGAACTGGACAATCTGGACTTGAAGACCATCACCAACGGGATTATGCGTGGCGCTGTGTCTCAGGGTATGCACTCTATTGATGTTGCTCTTCTTGTCGCTCCCGTTGTGCATGAGTTCATTAAGCAGGGTGCTATTGCCTTTGGCCTTAATCCTGAGGATGGGTTTGAAGACAAAGAAGAGAAAGCTGGTTACAAGAAAGCAAGAGACACTGAGCTTGCAAAGAAGATGATTAAAGAAATGGGTAAGGCACCTCAGAGAGCAGCTAAAGAGGTTCAAACCATTTCTGCCGCTGAACAGGTGTCCACAGGAAAGCCTAAGGGTCTGATGTCGAGAGGAGAAGTGTAATGGGTTTCTGGCAGGGTATGAATGAGGGCCTGACCTACGTTCTGGACAGAAAGGCTGCAAGAGAGGCTGACGAGAAAGCCTACGCATTTGAAAGAGAGAAGTATCAGCGGACTCTTCTTGAGAACCGCAGAGAAGCCTATTTGGAATTGGCTGCAAAGAGGGCGGAAAGAAAAAGCACTCAGAATGCTCAGCTTAGTGTGGCTGCTGGTCTGGGTCTGACAGAGACTACTGCTATTGCCCTCCAGAATAGTGGTCAACTTGGGTTCTTCCTCGACCAATACGACAAGAACAAGAAGGTGGACCCAGAGTACGTAAAAGACCTGAACACCTTCATTGATGACAAACTTAAAGAAGCTGGTGATGACACTATCGCACGTGCGATGATCCTTGGTGTGTCTACTGAGAGAGATACGAAAGACCCAGAGCAGTCTCTGCTTGCTATGGTTGAAGCCATCTATGGTGCTTCCTCCTCGGAAGAACTGGATGAGATTAGTAAGGGTCTGTACTCTTCGGACACCCCTACTTCGACATCCCCCTTCAATCTAGATTTTAGCTATGTATCTGGTGCAGAAGAGACTGAGACCAAGAACATCCGTTCCGAAATTGCAACCAAACTTCAACCCTATTTTACAGATGCCTTCGTTCAGAACCCTCAGACAGGTGAGATCACTATCTCTCAAAACGCAGATAGAAGCGTTGCAGAACTGTTTAGTTTGGCAGAAGAACGTGCAAGAGACATGGCCTTTGGTCCTACCCGTAGCAAGACCCCCACAGACGCAGCCGCAACTGTTGTAAAGAATATTCAGACCGTTGTAACCCGTGCTGGGACCGTGGGTGCAAAAGACATCGTGACCAACTTCGACGCCATTATGGTGGACCCTGTGACCTTCTCGCAGAACTTCACTCCCATTGTAACGCCTACTGTAGAGGTTCCTGTAGGGCAGGAAGTGGAGCAAACTGGTGATGCCCTTGGTGATTCCTTCTTTAATATTATCGAAGAAGAGAATGAGAGGAGAAACTATTAATGGGCAGCTATCTTGAAGAAGTAGACGGCAAGTACCTTACTGATTTTACCAGTAACCCAGAGTTTCAAAGAGACCTTGTAAGGTTCTTCCGTGGCTCTCGTTATGGGATGACTGCTGAGGAAATGAAGGAGCTTGGGGCAGAAGGTTTGACAGAGAAGTTTGTCGAACACATGCGTTGGCAGGACACTAATGAACTCACTGCCCTCAAAGACTACAACTACGTACAACAGGAAAACCTCCCTAAGGAGGAACTAGAATCCTTTGGCAAGTTGATGATGGCATATGACAGAGCCGAAGGTGGTGGCACAGGGAAACTCTCTGGTGCATGGGACTACCTATCTGCCTTTGCTACATCTCCCAGCACTCTTGCTACTGTAGGTACCGGAGGTTGGGGCATTGGCTCTAAGCTTGCTACAAAGGCATCCGGTAAGGCTGCACAGCTTGCAATGCGTCAGACTATCTCTGACCTTGTCCGTAAGGGTGTTGCTACCAGTGCTGTGAAAGACCAAGTTGTAGGTACAATCGGCAGACAAGCTATCAAGGGTGGGGTTACATCTGCTGCAGTGGAAGGTGCCATTGGCGCTGGTCAGGCTGGCCTGCAGGGGGAGACACGTGAGGTTGCCGCTGGGATTGAGTACACCACGGGAGACCTGCTTCGTGATGGTGCTATCTCCGCTACTATTGGTGGTGCTCTTGGTTCTGGTGTACGTGCTCTGGATACAAAAACCCAACGTGCTGTTGTGGACAGGATTATCTCGCGGGATGCCTCTGCTACAGTGAGGAAGCAAGCAGGTAATG